GGTGGTAGGCCAGCGGGCGGTGGTCGGCGTCGACCTCGATGCCCATGATGATGGCGTTGCGGCCGGCGCCCACGTCGACGTTGTACCGGGTGTCGATGCGCTCGACGTCGAGCACCTGGATCTGCAGGCCGTAGGTGCCGCGGCCCGGGCGCAGGCGGATGAGCGCTTCCCCGTCGCGCGGCAGATCGGTGGCCACGGCGCGCATCAGGCTCCAGAAGCCCTGGCGGCCGGCCACGTCGCAGTTGCTCGGCTTGCACCAGCGACCGAAGTGCAGCTCCACGGCGGCGGCGGCCAGGCGGTCGAGCTGCTGGCCGTCCATCGGGCGGCTCTGCAGCACCATGTGCTGGCCGATGACGTTGTTGCGCACCATGCGCAAGAACTTCGCCATGTACTCGTTGTTTTTGGCCAGGTCGCGGCTGCGGCGGCGCAGGCGGTCCAGATCGCTCTTGAGCTCGTGGTCGATGCTGGCCTGGGTGGCGAGCCAGCTCTCCGTCAGGCGGTTGACGGCGGCGGCCTCGAACTTGCGCCGGTAGCCGGGCGCGGCCGCGGCGGGCTTGGCCTTGAAGATGCCGCGAAGGGTGCCGAAGAAGTTGGCCATGGTCAGAGCCTCACGACAAGCGAGCCAGCGCTGGGCAGGCCGCGGGCTGCCGCCTGCTGGTTGCGCACTTCCCAGCGGTAGCGGTCACGCACGGCCAGCAGCTCGGCCATGGGGATGAACTTCAGAGCGCGCTGCCCGATCTGCAGCTCGGACTGCGCGGCGGTGGCGCGGCCTTCGATGACGGCCTCGACCGCATCGAGCACGCGCTCGGCGTGGGTGCGGCTGTCAGCGCCGACGGCAGAGGTGGCGGGGTCGGCCTGCACGAGCAGCTGGCCGGATGCCAGGGTGTAGCGCTCGCCGGCCCTTTCGACCCAGCTGGCCCAGCCGTAGCGGCCGGCAGCCCAGGTGGCGGTGACGGTGGCGGCCACCTGCACTTTGTAGACGTCGCCCTCGGCGGTGGCGGTGGCGGTGTGCGGCACGCCGCTGCCCACGCCGGTGGCGCGGGGCGTGAAGCGCGCGCGCAGCACCCAGCCCGCGCTGGGCGGGTAGTCGGGCGCCGTGGCCGAGTAGTTGAGCGTGTCGCCCGCGATCAGGGTGTCTTGCATGGCTGGGCTCTCAGAGACTGGTGTCGCCCAAGATGGGCGGGTTGGCGCGCAGCTGCTGCACCTGCTGTTCGGGCCCCTGCAGCAGCACCATCACGGCGCCGGGCGCGCTGAAGGGCAAGCCGCCGCCCACGGTGACGATGACGGGGAAGGCGCCGACATACACGCCGTCTTCCTCGAGCGCCACCGCGGCGGCGTAGACCCCATCGGCCAGGCCGACAAACGAGCCGCTGCTGGTGTCGTCGAGCGGCAGGCCGCTGGGGAAGGTGTGCGCCTCGATCCAGTAGGCGTACTCGCGCGAGTTGCTGGCCGGGAAGCGCAGGCTTGGGTACATCCAGGCAGGCCCGCCGGAGCCAGCGCCGGGGATGGTGGAGCCCAGCACGCCGGTGGTGCACAGGCCCAGCCGCCGCTCGCCGCCGGGGTACTGCTGGTTTAGGTTGCGCAGCATGCTCAAGCCAACGTCAGGAACTGCGCGAAGATGCGGTCGTTGCTGACCACCGGGCCCGGGCGCGTGCCGATGATCACCAGGCCGGCACCGGCCACGCTGTGGCTGATGAGGGCACGGCCGGCGGCGTCGGTGGTGACGCTGCTGTTGACCGGGCCGGCGATGGCGCCGGGGCGGCCGGCCGGGCACCAGGTGAAGTACACCAGGGTGTTGGCCTTTGGGATGCCTGACTCGGCGATGATGTCGGTGAGGGCGGTGAAGGTGCCGGGAGGGGGCGGCGGCGGCGGGCTGCCTGCGTTGACCGTCAGCGTGGCATTGCTCGAGGTCGCAGCCGGCGCCGTGTCGCCCGTGACGACGACGCTGTACACGTCGCCGTTGTTGGCGCTGCCGCCCGACACCGTGGTGGCCGGGGTGGTGTAGCTGCTCGACGTGGCGCCGCCGATGTTGGTGCCGTTGCGGCGCCACTGGTAGGTGAGGCCCGAGCCGGTGGCGGTGACGCTGAACGTGGCCGTGGCGCCGGCCGTGACCGTCTGGTTCGACGGCTGCACGGTGATCGTGGGGGCGGTGCCTGGCGCGCTGGGCGTGACGCTGTTGGACGCCGCGCTCTCGGACCCGTAGCCGTTCGCGTTCTGCGCCGCCAGCGTGAAGGTGTAGGCCGTGCCGTTGGCCAGGCCGGTGTGCGTGATGGGCAGCGATGCGCCGGTGACCTGGCTGCCGCCTGGCGTGGCCGTGCTCCGGTAGCCCGTGATGGCCGAGCCGCCCGTGCTGCCGGGCGCGGTGCCGTTGACCGTGGCCTGCGCGTTGCCAGCCACAGCGGTGCCGATGGTCGGGGCGCCGGGGACAGTGCTTGGCGTGAAGCTGGCCGTGCTGACGACGTTGGACGGGCCGGTCTGCGCGAAGTCGGCCACCAGCGCCGTGCCGTTGACGAGGCTGGTCAGGTTGAAGTCACGCGCACCCGTGGCGCCGCTGGTGAGCGTTGCCGTGGGCGATGCCAGCACTTCAGCAGCAGTCCACGCCGGGGCCGCTGCTGCGCGGGTGCGAACCGCCAGCGTCGAGCTACCCGAGGGCGCCGTGTCGGTGGTGACGCGCACGGCGGCGACGGTGTTGCCGGTGGAGACGACGGTGGGGCTGGTCAGCACCGGATTGGATGCCGGCGGCGTGTAGTTGTCGCCCTCCCAGTTGTCTTGAAGAATCGTGCCGCCGTTGCCGATACTGCCCGGCTCGCCGCTGGTCAGAGGGCTAGAGCTGTCGGTGAAGTTGAGCGCCGTGACCTGCGTGGCATTGATGAACACCGCCAGCACCGCATTGCCACTGCTGGGCACGTCTTGAACGCGCAGTCGGAACGCAGAGCCGGTGGCAAACCTCGTTGAAGCCAGCACAGTAGCCGTGCCGTTGACGTACTTGACCAGCTCCAAGAGCTTGTTCGTTGCTTCGTCATCGTTGAGCCGCGCGAAGTAACCGCTGCGGGTCGCGTTTGACCCACTCATGCGAACGCCCTGGCCCGCAAATTGGTTGATCCAAGTCGCGCCGCTGATGTCGGCCTCGCTGAATTGGGCCGGGCCAGTCGCCAAGGTGGCCGTGTACCGAATGCCCACATCTTGGCCGCCGCCAAACGTGAGAGCGCCGCCAGAGATGGCCGCGTTACCCCAGGCGGGATTCCACTGCGTCCAGTTGGCTAGAGTGCCGCTGAAATCCTCTGTAGCCATGTTGTCAGGCTCCTGGCTTGAATAGAGTGACCGAGTTGGTGCCGCCCGCTATCCACGCGAGGCAGTCCAGCGACGGCACGTAGAACAGGCGCGTGTAGTGCGGCGTGCCCTGTGTGCGCGCCGAAAGCGCTGGCCCGCTAACGGTGATGGTGTCCACCACCCACGTGCCAGATTTTGGGTTCGCCGGGGGCGTGATGCGCGTGATCGTGTTGCTGGCCGAGTCGCCAGTGAAGTCATACCAGCGGCCATCGCTGTGCCGCGCCCAGCGGTTGTTGGTGACGGGTGGCAGCGTGCCGGTTACGGTGAGCGAAAGCCAACCGGCCGCCGAGTCGTCGGGGTCGAACAGCCACAAACCCTGGGCGCCGGCGTTCTTGATGATGAACCCGTCATGCAGCATCGAGCGCTTGAAGCCGGCCAATGCAGCGGGGTGGAATCCCGGACTGTTGGCAGTCAGCTTGAACGTCATGTCGGCAAGGTCTAGATACTCGACGTTCCGGTAGTTCTGCTGCGTGGCCGAGACAACCCAAACCCTGCTTCTGGCAGCGTCGTACAGGCTGTCGCTCTCCGTGTCTGCACGGGCCGGCAGGTTGCTGGTTAGCCTCGACCATGTACGAGTCGCGAGGTCGAACACATGCGAGCCGGCCGAAACCGACGCACCCACACCGACAGCAGCGCGCGTGACGTAGGCATAGCCGCCGAGAGCGCCTGTTGGCAAATGGACCGCGTTGCCGTAGGGGTGCGGAGGCAGCGGAACTTGTGTGCCCGTAACCTCGAAGTAGGGCGAACCGTTCGACTCTGTGGATTCGTTCCAGCTCCAAGGCGTTGAGCTTTTAAGCGCGACCCCGTTGGCGTTGTCCAAGCGCGACCACAGCGCAGTGGTGAAGTCGAACACCAGGGCCCCGAGGTTGTCGGGGTGGTTATGGCCGCCCATGCCGGCGAGCACGTAAGCACCGAGCGATGAGTACGTCGTGGACAGCACGCCACCGCCGTAGCTGCCGAAGTTGCTGTAGTCCCAAGCCGAGGTCGTCCAACCAGCGGCGGCCGGGTTGACGCTCATGGCGTTGTTGACCCCGATGGCGACAGACTGCCCCGCGCTCGGCAGCGAATACGGCAGCGTCAGACGAGGCCGCACACCCCATCCGGGCGTCGTGCTGAAGGCCGCCGCCGCCGTGGTGTAGTTGCTCGCACCCGTCATGCGGTTGTAAGCGTCAACGGAACCCAGTGCGCCGTGGTCAACCGCGTAGGCAATGGCCGGCTGGATGTTGGCCCAGTACGAATTGACCATCCCGTCGCTGCTGATGTTGCCGCCGCGTAGGTCGTTGCCGGTCTGCCCGGTGTTGGCACCCGCAGGACCTGACCGCATCGGGCCGTTCGCGGTGTAGGCCGCGCCCCAGCTCGCGAACCACGCCATCGTGGTGCCACCACCCCCAGGCGTGCCGAGGTACATATGGTAGGGCGCCGCATCGCGGTAGTTCCACTCGTCGGCGTCGTTCTGGCTTCCGAGTCGGCCGACAGCGGCGCGGTACTTGAAGTCACGGAACCAGCGCAAGTCGGCCTTGCGGGCGGTGTCGGTGACGACATCCAGATCCCAGCAGAAGCCCACGGACATGGTGATGAAGTCGTCCTGCCACGGGGCGCCGATGACGAAGCCGCTCTCCGTGGCAGGAAAGCCGGGCTCCCACGACAAACCGAGGGCGTTCGGCGCCCACGAGAGGCCGCCGGCCCATGTACCAGTTTCGTGAATCTGCCGGTAGGCCTGCGCGTTGTAGTTCAGCGCAGAGACGAACTGCCCGCGCATCGTGGTGTCAGCGTCGGGCGTGACAGCGGCGGTCATCGCCAGGGTGCGCCACTGCCACGCAATCGCGCGCGGGCCGCCCTGGTTGTTGCTGCCGAAGTGGTTGGCAGAGGGGTGCAAGAAGTAGCTGGCCGACTGCCGCGCCGCGGGGATGCTGGCGAGGTAGTGCAGCGTGGTCTGGAACTGCATCTCCTCCAGAAACCAATTCCAGCCGGTCAGCAGGTACGGCAGGTAGGCCGCGGCCGGGTGGTGAGACTGCGCGTAGGCGTAGGGGCTCGATCCGCTCGGCGTGGGGATCACGTCGCTGCCGGTGTTCGTGCTCTTGTCCGGGTGCGAGGCAAACAGGATCGGCCGGTTCGTGGCCTGGTCGCGGTAGTGGATGCTGTAGGACGCGAGCGAAAGGCCCGCGGCCAGCACGGCACGGTAGGCCCGCGCGTCACCACTGACGAGGTAGAGCGCCGACTGATTGGGCAGCAGGCCGATGCCGGCCTCGTAGCCACCGCCGCCCATGCCCTCGGGCAAGTGGGCCAGCCGCATCGGGCGGTACTGCGCGGTGAGGGCCGCCAGCGAGGCCTCGTCGATGGTGGTCGGCCGGTAGGTCGGCACCAGCTTGGTTTCGGCGAGGTACGCGCGATCAGGCGCGGGCGTGACTTGCGGATTGGTGCCGAGCCAGTGCGACGTGGCGCCACCCGACACCAGCACTGCGCGGCACTGCGCGGCGATGCTGACGGCGCCGCTGGCCGCGACTACCGTCGAGTAGGTGGACGTGTAATCGGGGTCGCTGATCGAGTCATAGCGTGTCGTGCCGCCCATCGCGAACGTGAGGCGCGCCGTCTTGGTGCCGGCGCTGGCAACGGTGAGATAGCCGTTCTCGATCCACGGCAGCACCTCGACCACGCCGCCCGCGTAGAGCCGCACTTCGAGCCACGCAACGAGGTGGGCGTCGCTGCCCATCTGCTTGCGGTACGTCCACGACGACATGCGGTGCCCGCTCACCAGCGTGGCGAACGGGGTGGCCCAGTCAGCGCCGGCACTCCACGAGGCCAGGCCGAGGCCTTGAGCCTCGATGACCACGTTGTTGCCGGCCATGGCTGCGTCGAGGTCGGACGTGGTGAGGGCCGTGCCCGTGCTGGCCGTGCCCGCGCTCAGCGTGAGCGTGACCGGGCTGCCCGCGCTGGTGTAGGTGCCGGCGATCAGGGCGAACTTGGCCGAGCCATCGGGCCAGGCGTTGCGGATCGTGGCCTGCGCTGTGGCGCCTGACACGACCACGCCCTGACCCGCGGGGATGTCGCCCTGCCTGAAGGCAAAGCCAGCCGCGAAGGGCAGCGCGCCGCTGGTGGGGCTGCTGAGGGTGAGCGCCATCGCGCCGCTGGATGGCGGGGGCGGCGGCGGGGGCGGCGTGGGGCCTGGAGCCGGCGCAGCACTCACCGCCACCGTGAGCGTGTTGCTCACGATCCCGCCCGGAGCCGTGCCGCGTACCTGCGCGGTGCCGGCCGCTGCCCAGGTGGCCATCGACAGCTTGACCAGCTCGCCAGGCGCAGGCGCCACCGTCGCCGGGCTCCACGACACGCTCGGTCCGTCCACGCGCTCCATCGTCACGGTCAGCGGGCCGGTGAGGTTGGCCGCCGTCACGGTGATGGCCTCGGCCGTGCCTGCTACTGCGGCGCCGTCTGAGGAGAGGGTGATGGTGGGGGCCGGGGGTGGCGGCGGCGGCGTAGGAGACGCAGCGCGGCCGCCATAGGCCATCGTGACGCTCGACGCGACCGAGATGCTGTCAGGTTGAATCGTGGCCATGTGCGGGGCTGGTCAGCCTGGTGCCGCCCGCATCAGCAGGTCACGAGCAGCAGGGTTCCGGTCGTCGGGTCCGGGCCGAGCAGGTCGGCGACGGTGTTCGCGGTGTCGAGCGCGGACAGCGCGCGGCGCAGGCGGGAGAGCGCGCCGTCGACGTTCTCGAAGCTGCGCGACGAGCCGCTCGGGGCGGCCTGCGACTTGATGCGGCGAGCGAAGTCGGCGCCGGCGAGGATGGCCACGGCCATGGCCTGGATGCGCACGATGGTCGAGGCGCTGTAGCCCGCGGTCGTCATCGCGGCCTCGCGCGTGGCCACGTCGTCGACGGCGGCCTGAAGAACGAAGCTCGGCACCGAGATGCCGAGCGTTTCGTCGAGGTAGGCCGTCGCCTGCAGCAGCGTGAGCATGGCGGGCGACGGCGGTGCGCGGGCTCAGCCGGCGGCGGCCTGGGCCTTCTTCTTGCCGGTCGCAGCGGGCGCCACGGCAGCGTCGCCAGAGCCGGCGGCGGCCTGGGCCTCCGTGACGGCTTCCGGGTTCACCACGGGCTCGCCAGCGGGCGCCATGACGGGCTCGCTGGTGAGCTCGGCCGGGGCCACCACGACGGGCCACGACGACACCGCCTCGGCATCGTCGGCGGCCGGCACACACTTGCCGACAGCCCAGGCCGGGATCGCGTCCAGGCCCGGGAAGTCGACCACGTGGCCCGGGACCGTGCCAGCCGGCCACGGCGCCTTCAGGTGGGTGACGGTGACCTTCACGATCAGCTCCGCGTGATCGCAGCGATGTGCGAACGGCTGTTGAAGTCGCTGCGGAACTGCGTCGCCGAGGCGGCCAGCGCCCACATGCCGTAGTCGTCGTACGGGTTCTGCCGCGACTTCGGCAGCACCGTCGGCGCCATCGCGCTGAGCACCGAGCCCCACTCGCCGCTGTCGATGTTGTTCACAGCGATCAGGCGGTTGGCGGGCACGCGACCGCACGGGATGACCTCGGCCACGTTGGCGATCGACAGCATGCGCTGCGCGATCGTGCCGGTGTAGGCGGCGGCGTAGTCCGTCAGGCCCGCATACGTCCAGTCGGCGTAGTTGCAGAAGACCGTGGCGCGGCCGAAGCTGTTGTCGCCCACCAGGGCCAGGATCAGGCCGGTGAAGGCCGTCATCCAGTTGGCGCCGGTCGTGCCGTTCAGGTTGAAAGCGCCGTAGGGCGTGGCTTCCGTGCGATCCGGGAAGGTCAGCAGGCCATGGATCGTGCGGCCGGCGACGTTGGTGGTCGGGCGGCCGTTGATCGCCATGTCCTCCAGGGCCTCGAGCACGACGCGCTGCGAGCCGGCCACCATGTCGGAAGCCGACAGGCCGCCGCCGCGCATCATCACGGCGTTCTGGCGGAAGCCCCAGGTCGCGGCGCTGGTGAACACCGGCACCGGGGTGCCGTCGAAGGTCACCGTCGCCTGGTCACCGAGGCCCGACATGCGGCCGTCCATGGAGACCTGCAGCCGGCCGCTGTCGCTGACCTTCGGGTAGAAGCTCATCAGCTCGCCGATGTCCACCGGCGTGGTGTTCGCGCGGGCCAAGCGGTTGTAGACCGCCAGGATGTCGCGCTGCAGCAGCGAGCCGCGCTCGTCGATGCGACGCCATGCATCGAGGCCGACGGGCGCCGCGTTGCCGATGAGGCCACCGGCATCGGCCGGGATCGCCGAAGCCAGTGCGGTCTGCGTCTGGTCGAAGTAGCGGCGGGCCGAGTTGCGGGCCTGGGCTTGTTCGTGATTGAGAATGAACATGATCTTGGATCTCCCGATCAGGGCCGGACGTAGGGCATGCAGATTTCGACTTCGAGCAGCGCGCCCGCGGCGAGCGTGCCCGCTTCACGCGCGAAGCCCACCACGACGTTCGTCGTGGCAGCGCCAGCGCCGCGGCCAGCAGCGCCGACGGTGATCTCCTGGCCGAACGTGTAGGTCGCTGCGGCCATGGCCACCATGTAGCGCTGGCCCGGCTCGAGCACCGCAGCAACGCCGGTCTCGCCGCTGACGTAGGCCGACAGCAGCGGGTTCGTGGTGTTGAAGTAGTCGGCCGACGGCGCGTAGAAGTCGCGGTTGATGAGCAGCCGCAGGTTCGGGCCGAAGGCCGTGGCCTGCGCAAGCGCGGCGGCCTGCTCCGTCACGAAGGTGCAGGGCAGCAGCGCGCCGGTGACCGTCTTGTAGGAGACGGTGACGATTTCCCGGTTGACGGGGCCGCGGTAGGCACGTTGGGTCATGGATCAGCCCTCCTTCTTGGCGTCGACGCCGGGGTTGTCGGGATAGTTGGCATACGGGTCCGCGCCCGCGTTGCCCTGGACGGAGCTGCCCGGCAGCACCGGCGCAGCCGTCGTGCCGTTGGCCTTCAGCTCCTTGCAGCGCTTCAGGCCCATGGCCTTGAAGTCGTCGGCGGTCAGGCCCTTGGAGTTGGCCGCCAGCTCGGTGGCCAGCGTCGCCAGCTCGGCGGCTTCGGCCTGCTGCGCGTTGGCCTGCAGGGTCTGCAGCTGCGCGTTCGCGGCGGCCAGTTGCGCCTTGATCGGCGCCTCGGCGGAGGTGCGGACGTGCGCGTTGTAAGCGTCGACGAGCGCCTGATCGGTCAGCCCTTCGGTCGAGATGCCCGCGGCTCGCAGGGCGTTGACGATCATGTCCTTCATTGGATCCCTCTGCAGGTTGTTGACGGGCTCGTATTCGCGCTTCTCGCGCACCTCTTGAGCAGTCCCAGAAAATGCTACGGACGACCCATCCGAAGCCACGGTGTAGTCCTGTCGGTACATGCGGCCGTCAGCGTCGGACCAGACGGCGTAGCGCGCGAAGACCTCGCGCACCCAGCCACCCTTCGGCAGGCCCTTGTAGAGGCCGTCGCGGATCTGGTCGAGGCTCAGTTCGCTGTTGCCCAGCAGCTTGCGCAGCAGGCCCTGCGTCCATGCGGCCATGCCCTCGTCGCGCCGGTCGAGCGCTTCGTTCACGGCCACGGCCTCGACCTGCTCGGCCTCGCCGGCGGCGTTCAGGAACATGCCGACGCCCTGCTCGGGCGTGCCGGCGCCGCTCTCGTTCAGCAGGAAGGCCGAGTGGTCGTAGGTGATCTCGGTGGCGATGCGCTGGTACTTCTTGCCCAGGCTCTCGCCGTTTGCGGTGATCGCCTTGCAGAACAGGCCGGTGCTGACGTGGATCGGCTCGGCGTTGGTGCCGTTCATCGCGGCGTCAAGCCGATCGACCAGCTTCGCGCCGTCCGGGTGCGCCTTGGCCTGGGCCTCGTTGACGACGACGTCGTACAGCGTCCGGCCGCCCTCGTGGCGCACGTTCGTGCACACGGCGCCCGCGTAGCTGGTCAGCAGGGCATTGCCGCTCAGCGCGCTGATGTAGCGGCCGGCGTCGTCCTTCGGGTGGCCGGCGGGTGCGGGCTTGCCTTCGAGGGACGGCGCGGCCGAGGCCAGCTGCTCGCCCGGGTACAGCATGCCGTTCATCACCAGGCCGTCGACACAGCCGACGACGTTGGCCACGGTGTACCGGCCGCCCGACTTGGACACGGCGCCGGCGTTTACCGCCGACAGGATGTGCACGCGCGATTGCTTCATGCCGGCGCATGCTAGGAACCGCGCGAAAAGAGGCCCCGGAGCCTTGCGACGCCGGGGCCGAGGTGCCCGCGAGGGCAGGAGACAACAACGATGAACCGGCCACCCCTAGCCGGCATGGGCGATGCTACGGATCAGCGCGCGGGCTGCTTCCTGCGCCACGCGGCCAGCTCGGTGCGGCTCGTCTCCTTCGCCCGGTCGGTCAGCATCGGGCGGCCGTCGTCGTCGAGCAGCACCTCGGTCACGCTGCAATGGCAGCGGTAGATGTTCCCGTCGCGGCTGTAGAAGTCGCGCACCTCTGCGCTGGTGTAGGTGCGCCCGTTGCGCGCCGCGTGGGTCGGCCGCGTCGTCGGGATCAGCGCCGACTTCCACAGCAGGCCGATGCCCATGCCCAGGTTCTCGACGGCCCAGTCGCGCTCATCCAGCCGCGCCATGCGCAGCGTGTCGGTGATGTCGGTCTGGGCGTAGCCCTCAGCCCGAGCCCGCGACACCCCCATGCGCTCGGCGATCTCCTTCGCCACCACGCGCGGGTTCTTCCCGTCGACGATGCCGCGGCCGATGATCTGCGACAGGGCCGACTTCTCGCCCGCCGACAGCCCGGTCCAGTGCTCGTAGCTCTTGATCTGCGCCATCGCCACGCGGTTCTGGAAGCCCTGGCTCATCAGCGCCGCGCCGATGTTGCGCGAGGCCGAGTAGGTGGCCGACAGCGCGGTCAGGTTCGCCACGGTCTGCGCCAGCCCAAGCTGAGCGGCCTCGGCGTCGATCTGCGCGTACCAATGGGTGCGGTAGCTGCCGCCGGCCGCGGCCTCGATCCAGCGGTCGAAGGCTTCGCGTAACGCTTGCGTTACGGCGGCCAGCTCCTCGGGCGTCAGCGCGTAGATCGTGCGCGGCGTGCCGCTGGTGTCGTTCTGGGCGACCTCACCGATCACCCGGATGCGCGCGAAGATGGCCAGCACCTCGGCCGTGAGCCCGGCCCAGCGCTGGCGGATGGCCTTGATCGCCCGGCGCTGCACTGGCCCGCTGCCGGTGCGGTCGGTCGTGTCGCCCGGGATGATGGGCGAGCGGGGGCGGATGCGGTTCACAGCCCGCCGTCGTGGCCGGGCCGGAAGGACTCTCGCCAGTCAGTTTCGGCCGCGTCCAGGTAGCGCATCGCGCTGCGGTGCGTCCACCAGAGCAGCGCGAGCATGCCCACGAAGTACAGCAGGGCAGCCGCCGACAGCAGGCACTGCATCACGCGCTCCGCGTGTCGGCCTCGCCCTCGCGCGCCAGAAACTCGCCCATCGCCTTGACCTGGGCCTCGCTGGCGATGAATGTCACGGTCACGAGGGTGATGTCGTCATAGTCGGCCGCCACGCTGGCCGAGCGAAGGCGCTCGATGCCGGTCGCGTGGGCGACGGCGCGCAGCATATGTCGGCCGTGCGAGGCCTCGGAGCGCTTCGGGGTTTCGGCGGGCGGCCGCGGCGGCGCCGGCCAGGGTGGGTTTCGCATCGGTGCTCTCCTGTTGTTCGCCGCGAGTCACGCGGCCTTGCGCAGCCACTGCACGAAGCGTCGAATCGGCCCCTCGGTCTCGTCGTCGTTCGCGGCCGTCGTGCGGCGCGGCTCAGGCGGCGGAGGGGCTGGCGTCGGCGCGGGATCGGCCGCAGGGTCCACGGCCGGATCGTTCGCCGGATCACCCTCGCCCGGCATGTCGACCAGCTCGGGCTCCTCTTCGTAGTCCAGCACCTTGCGCACTTCGTTCTCGCTGAACGGGGCATTCCGGCCGGCGGCGACCATGTCCTTGTTGATCGCCGCCAGCTTGCCGGCGATGTCGGCCTTCTCGCCGTCGCCCATCGCATCCAGCGGCTTCCACTCGACCTCGAAGTCGGACGCCTCGACGATGCCGCAGGCCTGCAGCCGGCGGATTACCGCGGTGACGGCGCCCGTCAGCAGGTTGCGCTGCCGCGACTTGCACCGCGCGTTGTCGGCGGCCTTGTCCTCGTCGCTGGCCAGGCGGCCGGTCTGCTGGCCGAACAGGATGGTGAACGGGATGCCGACGGCCGCCGCGAAGGTGTTCGCCGCGATCTCCCAGGCGCCGCGCGGGTCGTGCATCGTGGTCTGCAGCGTGTCCACCGTCACGCCCTGGCCCACGATGGCGCTGTCGACGTTGCTGTTCAGCCGGTCGACGCGGTCGTTGATCGTGGCGCGCACGTCGTCGGAGGTGACGGCCGCGCCGGGGGTGCTCGGCTGCACCAGCTTCGTCGGGTCGGCATCCTTGTCGAAGACAAACCGCAGCGTCCGCGCGCTGTTCTTCAGGTAGCTTTCGGCCGCGCCGCCGCTGACCTTCTCCAGGTCGACCAGGGCATTGAACCCGGGCTGCAGCAGCGGGATGCCGTCGAAGAAGTCGTCGCCGACGGCGCCCTCGGCCAGGATCAGGATGCGGCTCGGGTGCACGTCGACCCACTGCTCGGGCTTGCCCTGCGTGTCCTGGCGGTCGCTGGTGCGCATGCGGTACTGCCACATGAGCGGCTGGCCGAACGTCTCGCTGCTGCTGTCGCCGTCCCAGGCCGTCACCTTGATCTGGTGCTCGTACACCGGCACCAGGTCGACCAGCCGCGACGCGCGCATCAGCGGCTCGCGCAGCTGCTTCCCGTCGGCCACGCGCAGGATCAGGCCGGAGAAGCGGCCGACCATGTTGCGGCGGTCCCAGTCCTGCAGCTTCGGCCAGGCGGCGACCTTCTCCAGGATGCCCTGCAGCCGGGTCTCCCAGGTCGATTCGTCGTCGCTGGCCTTCAGCTTCACCCGCGGCCATTCCTGCCAGCAGCGGTCGAGCACGTGGTGCACGGCGCGGAAGGCCGGGCCGCCGCGCAGGTAGGCCTGCAGCAGCTTGTCAGGCGTCAGCGTCTCGGGATACCCGAACTGATCCCAGGCCCGCGGGCGCTTGGCGTCGAGCGAGCCGTACAGCAGCGATTCCCGGGACTGGGCCAGCGCGCGCAGGTCGTCGGCGTTGATGATGAGCTCGGGCATAGGGGGCCGATGCTAGGAACGGGAGCGCCTAGAACACCATCGACTTCGCCTCGGGCAGCAGCAGCGCGTTGTAAGCCCGCGCAGCCGCGTCGACCTGGTCGTCGTACTTGCCGTTGGGGAACAGGCGCAGCTCCTCTTTGAACGGGTCATTCCAGGCGCCCTTCAGCAGCAGCACGTTCCCGACGTTGACCTGGCTCGCCAGCGGCGTGGCCCGGACGACCTTGTCGCCGCTTTCCAGGCTGAAGTGCAGCGTGTGCCCGGCGAGCTTCTTCGCCAGCTCGGCGACCTGGCTCTTACCGGCCTGCCCGGGGTCTTGCGGCAGGCTCTGGCGCAGGCCCTTCCCGTCGCTGTCGGCCGTGGCCACCAGCAGCTGGTCGCGCGGCGCCGGCTCGAGCTGCTCGCGCACGACCCCGGCGATGATGATGCGGCCGTCGCGCAGCTCGCCCACCTTGACGCCGGCCGTGAAGTCGCCGTCGTTCGAGGCGCCCAGATCCCAGCCGCGGCACCAGCGCACGGCCTGGCCGCCCGGGATCGCGTCGACGACCGTCATCAGGTCGGGCTTGAACGTGCCGCCCTCCGGCGGGGCCGGCGCCTGGCGGTACTGGCCGGCGAAGACGTAGGGCGCCGCCTTCTCCATGCGCCGCAGGTCGTCGGCGTTGTGCTTCTCGGGCCACAGCGGCGTGCCGTCGTCATTCCAGGCCGACAGGCAGAGGTGTTCCCAGACCTCGCCGTTCCCGCCCGGCACTGGCGGGCCCCTGCCGTCCTTGCCGCGGTCGCCCAGCAGCCAGCCGGCGAGATCCTTCTCGTGCAGCCGCTGCATGATGACGATGATCGGAGTCTCGGGGCTGTTCTTCCGGCTCTCCAGCGTGGTCTGGAACCAGTCGATCACCCCCTGGCGGATCTTGTCCGAGCTGGCCTCGTCGGCCTTGTGCGGGTCGTCGACGATGATCGCGCCGCCGAACCCGGGCCGGTGCTTGCCGGCGCCAAAGCCGGTGATCGTGCCGCCGGCACCGGTGGCGTACATCACCCCGCCAGCCGTGGTCTGCCAGTGCGCCTTCGCGTCCGTGGCCAGCCGGGTGTCGAAGATGTTGCGGTACTCGTCGTGCTCGACCAGCGCGCGGGCGCCCTCGCTGTTGTTTCCGGCGAGCTGGCCGCTGTAGCTGGCGTGGATGAACTCGGCGTCTGGCACCTTGCCCAGCGTCCAGGCCACGAAGTTGACGACCGCCAGCTCGGTCTTCGAGTAGCGCGGCGGGACGTTGATCACCAGGCGCTTGCATTCGCCCCGGTACACGCGCATCAGCGCGTCGCAGATCAGCGCATGGTGCCGGGCTTCCTGCCAGCCGTAGCCCTTGCGCTGCCGGAACATCCAGCGCGCGAAGGTGTAGAGGTCGCCCTTAGCGCGGCGCCGCTCTCGCTCGAGCAGCAGCGCCAGCTTCTCACGATTTGATGCCATGCGCGGCCAGCGCGTCGGCCAGCTCCTGGTCGGTCAGGTCGCGGGTCTGCCGCGTCTCGATGGGTCCGCCGCCGCGGCCCGTGAGCTCGACCTTCGTCGGGTAGAAGCCGGCGGCCTTGCCGCGGTTCTCCTCGGCCTTGACCGCCGACGTGAACTCGCCAGCCTTCTCGGCGGCCACCGACAGGGAGTGCAGCCGCGCCAGGTGCGTGCCCAGCGTGAACACCGAGGCGTCGGCGGCCTTCGCCTGCAGGTACGCGACCCGGGATTTCATGTCCTCCCGCGCCGCCAGCATGCAGGCTTTCACGTGCACGCTGGCGGCCTTCCACTCGGCCGCGTGCGGGTACACCTCAATGTAGGCGTCGGTCTTGGTGCGGCCCGACGCCACCTCCTGCGCGAACAGCTCGTGCCGCGGCATGCGCAGCGGCTTCGCCCCGGGCTGCTGGCCGGGCTCTGCGGCCTGGGCCGGTGCGTCGTCGTCTTCAGTCATCGGTTCCCTCTCCGTCCCATGCCCGCACCTTCTTGCCCCGCGTCTTCGCCTTCGCCGACGGCTTCGGCGGCCTCTGCTTCGCCCGGCGGACCCGCTCGCGTTCCTGCCACTCGGCCGTCTCCTCCGGCCGCTGCCGGATCACGCGCAGCGTGCCGTCGGCGTAGCTGCGCTCGACACGGTACGGAGGCGGCGCGAACTGCTCGGCCGTGCCGAACCGGCCGCGCTTCAGCGACTGCACCGTGGCGGCCAGGCCGAAGATGCTGCTCACGGCCACGGTCTGCACCGGCGGCGCGTCGGCAGCCGACACGATGCGGTGCACCGGCGCCGGCTCGGCCAGGTCGTCGCGGTCGAGCTCGCGCAGCGGCGCGCGGATCGGCAACTGCAGCAGGCAGGCAAGCGCCTGCACGGCCACCCGCCAGGGCCTGTCCGGCTTCGGCAGGGGTGAAGCGGGCGGCGCCGTCGGGATCGGCAGGTCGGTGAACAGCAGCATCTGGTCGGCTGGGTGGGTCATCCGGTGGGGGTTGATCGGGTCTTTGTGTCCCAGAGCAGCTTCATCGTCACGCGCAGCCGGTCGGCGCTTTCCTTGCCGCGGCGCTTCTCGACCTGCTCAAGCCACGCGCGGCGCTCGTTCAGCGTCGGCAGCTTGGCGATGGCGCGGGCCTCGCACTCGTGGCGCCAGTGCTCCGAGGTGCTGTCGACCTCGCGGCCGTCGAGTAGGCGGACGAGGGGCATCAGTAGTCCCCGTCGGCCAGCACGAGCGCGCCGGGCGCATGAGTCGGCAGCGGCTTCAGCTTGTCGGCCGTGACCGAGGGAGAAAGACCGCGGTGCCGCAGCTCAGCGTTCAGGAAGTCGACAGCCTGATCGACAGTCTCAGCCACCACGACGGCGGCCGTGCCGACCGGGTAGTGGCCCTCGAATCCCGTGCACGTCCAGACCTTCACGGCTCCACCCTCCTTACCCGCCAAGTCACCCCGGCCACCGTGAACGTCTCGCCCACGCGCGCCAGGAACGGCGCCGACTGCGGGCCGCGGTAGCTGAGGCGCATCTCGGCCCAGTTGCCGGAGCCGACGGGGACGCAGACGAGGGTCACGCGGCGGCCCTCATCCCCGACGCCACAAGCGCCACCCCGAGCGCAGCCCACGCGTGCGACGCCACGCCATACGTCCCGCCCGGCGCCTTCTTCGTCCCCGGCGGCCCGAGCTGGTCGATCAGCGCTTGTCGCACGTTCGGGTCTTTCGCCCGGGTCGTGCCGCAGAGGCGCAGCTTGACCTCGGAGCGCTTGACCATCCGCACCTCGTCGGGCTTGTGCCACGCCTGCACGAAGCGGCCGGTCCAGAGGATCGTCTGCACGCTGTCGTCGCCGATCGGCATGCCGCGGGCCTCAAAGCGCTCGACCGCCAGCGTCATCGGCTGCAGCAGCCCGGCCGCGACGTAGCCGCCGGTCGTGCGGATGCGCTCGATGATGTGCTCGTTCGGGCTGACGCCGGACTCGTGCACATAGGCGCCTTCCAGGACGGCCCAGCCGCTCTGCGTCGTGCCGGGGTCAATGGCGAGGATCTTCATCGGGGCATCTCCTTCGGGGTGGAAAACGTCTCGGCGAAGCGCACGCGGCGCTCGCAGGCGGCCAGAACGTCGAGCTGGGCGGCCGTCATCGGGTAGCCCGAGGCCTCAAGCCGGCGCAGGCGCTGGGCTTGCTGCCGGGCCTGCGACACGTCGATGCCGCCCGTGTCCAGGGCCTCGCGGCGCATGTCGGCCAGGGCTTCGGCGTCGCTCATTCGACCCCCAGCGCGTACGGCTCGGCCGGGCCGGCTTCGTTGACGAACCGCAGCGAGGGCTCGTCGAACCACAGGCGGATGCGGCCTTCCCACTGGCCGTTGCGCTGCTTCTCGACCGTCACCATCGCGTCGGGCTCGCCGGACTTCGCGTTGTTGCCTTGGCTCAGCTCCTGCTGCTTCGGCTTGTTGGCCCACACGGTGACGACGTTGTGGCACTGGTCCGAGATCGCGGCCGACCCGCGCAGCTCGTACTTCGTCGGCGGCTTCGACTCGTCGCCGCTCTGCGGCTTGCGGCAGTGCGTCACGAGGTGGATGTGCAGCCCGAACTCCTGCGCGCTGCGCACCAGGTCGGTGACGAACTGCTTCTGCTCGTCGAGGTGTTCCTCGCTCGCGCAGACCATCATCATGCTGTCGACGATGACCTGGGTGCCCTTCAGCTCCTCGGCGAAGTAGCGCAGCACGGCCAGCAGCTGCGCCGGCTTGATGCGGCCCATGTGGTCGAACATCCAGAGCCGGCCGTCGGTCCAGGCGTTGAACCGCTCGAGCGTCAGCAGCGCCGGCTTCTCGACCGCGAAGCACTGCCGGGCCATGCGCGCCAGCGTGTCGGCCGGGCTCATCTCGAAGCTGCAGATCAGCACGCGCTCGCGCTGGAAGCACAGGTCGAGCGCGACCTGCCCGGTGAACATCGACTTGCGGTGGCCGTTGTAGCCCGCCCACGCCGTGACCTCGCCGGGCCGGAACTCCAGGCGCTGGCCCAGCTTCGTGGAGATCATCTTCGGCTGCCGCGCGCCGGGTTCTTTCGGCAGGAACTTGGCCGCCAGCAGGTCCGCGAAGCTGCTCGCCGGCCGGACCTTCACGCGGGCCTCGGTGTCCCGCATGTAGGCGTTGAAGTCGAAGTCGTCGGGGATCAGGTCAGCCATGCTCGGGCTCCAGTGCCGCCACGCGGCGGGTCAGCTCGTTGATGTCGCCGCCGGCGTACAGCGGCAGGGTGTCGCGCAGCAGCGGCCGGTCGGTGGCGTAGCCCAGCACCACCAGGGCGCCGGCACGTTCGGTCGCTGTGCACCAGGCGGACACGTCGGCGCCGCTGTGCGCAGGCCCGACGACGACGACGCGCAGGCCCACCAGCAGCCGCAGGTCGGTGGACTCCGGGCGGTCCTGCGGGCCGGGCATCAGCCACGCCTCGTCGGCACGCTGGCCCGGCCGCTCGTGCAGCGACAGCACCACGCTCGACGGCGTGCGGCGGCGCATCCGCAGGGCGATCAGCTCGGCAGCGCCCCTCATTCGGCCCCCGCGAAGATGTCGCCGCCAGA